AAAAATAAGAAAACAGATTAAAAGAAATAGAACATAGAGAAATAAAGAAAAAATAGAAAGAGGAATAGCGAGACATGAGATATATCAGTGGGTTACATGAAGGAGAAACAATCAGAAATATTTATCTGTGTAAGGGAAAACGTTCGGCTGAAACAAGAAACGGAAAACCATATGACAACGTGCTTTTGCAGGATAAGACAGGAACGCTTGACGGAAAAGTATGGGACCCGAATTCGCAGGGGATTGCGGACTATGATGAAAAAGATTTTATAGAAGTATATGGAGAAGTGATCAATTATAACGGAAATCTGCAGATTAATATAAAACAGATCCGCAAAGCCGGTGAAGAGGAATACAACCCGGCAGATTACATGCCTACCACAGAGAAAAGCGTTGACGGGATGTATGAACAGCTGACAGAGTTTATCCGTCACATTTCCAATCCGTATCTGAAAAGTCTGTTAGAATATTTCTTTGTGAACGATCAGGAATTTATTAAAAAATTCCGGTCACATTCTGCAGCGAAAACGGTACACCACGGATTTTCGGGAGGACTGCTGGAACATACGTTGAGCGTACTTCGGATGTGCGAATATTTTGCCGGATCATATGGAATTTTAAACAAAGATCTTCTGTTGACAGCGGCAATGTGCCATGACATCGGAAAAACAAGGGAACTTTCGTCATTTCCGGACAATGATTATACAGATGAAGGACAGTTGATAGGGCATATTGTGATCGGAGTGGAAATGCTCGACGAGGCAATCAGGACAATACCGGATTTTCCGGTTCGCCTTGCAAATGAATTGAAACACTGTATTATCGCCCACCACGGAGAGTTGGAATACGGTTCTCCGAAAAAACCGGCGCTTGCGGAGGCGGTAGCGTTGAATCTTGCGGATAATGCAGATGCAAAAATGCAGACTTTGACGGAAATATTTAAAGGGAAAACAGGTACAGACTGGTTAGGATTTAACCGATTGTTCGATTCTAATTTGCGCAGAACGTCAGGAGCGTAAACAGAAAAAGCCGATTGTAGGCGGCGGATAGATCGTAACTATACGGTGTTTCCGGTGGGGAAATATGTGCGCAGATGCGGATGTGCAAAAAATGCAGGAAAACAGAAAGAAAAGGGAAGATATGTGTATGCAGAAAAATGATACTGTAGTTGTTGAAATCACGGATATCGGTGTCAACGGAGAAGGAATCGGAAAGATAGACGGATATACGCTGTTCATAAAAGACGCTGTAATAGGAGATGTTGCAGAAGTTAAAGTGATCAAGGCTAAGAAAAATTACGGATATGCCCGATTGATAAACGTGCTTGAACCGTCAAACAGCCGGGTTGAACCTAAGTGTCCTTTCGCAAGAAAATGCGGGGGTTGTCAGATTCAGGAAATGTCCTATGAAAAGCAGCTTGAGTTTAAAGAAAGAAAAGTCAGGGGAAATCTTGAACGGATCGGCGGTTTTTCATCTGAACTTTTGGAATGTACAAAAGAGCCGATCATTGGGATGGAAACTCCGTTTTATTATAGAAATAAGGCGCAGTTTCCGTTTGGAACAGACAAAGAAGGAAATCCCGTAACAGGATTTTACGCAGGCCGTACACATGACATTATAGCAAATACAAACTGCATTCTCGGTGCAGCGGTAAATGAACATATTTTAGAGAGCATTCTTGATTTTATGAAAAAATATAAGATCCGTTCCTATGATGAAAAAACAGGAACGGGTCTGTTTCGTCATGTGCTGCTTCGTTATGGATTTACGACAAAAGAAATCATGGTGTGTTTTGTTGTGAATAAAGATAAAGCGGATAAAAGCGGAGAATGGTTTCCGCATCAGAAAGAGTTGGTGGAAGAGCTTGCTAAAATTGACGGAATGACGAGTATAACGGCAAGTCCCAACACAAAGCGAACAAACGTAATTATGGGAGATACGTTTGAGGTGCTTTGGGGGCAAGGATATATTACAGACTATATCGGCTCAGTGAAATATCAGATTTCTCCTTTGTCGTTTTATCAAGTAAACCCGGTACAGACGGAAAAATTATACTCTCAGGCGCTTGAATATGCAGGCTTAAAAGGAGATGAAACGGTTTGGGATTTGTACTGCGGTATCGGAACAATTTCTTTGTTTCTTGCGCAGAAGGCAAAACAGGTTTACGGCGTGGAAATCGTGCCCCCTGCGATTGATGATGCAAGAGAAAACGCACTGTTAAACGGAATAGAAAACGCACAGTTTTTTGTGGGAAAATCTGAAGAAATCCTTCCGAAATACTATAAAGATTATGAAGAACAGCACGGAGGAGAAAAGGCACACGCGGATGTGATCGTCGTAGATCCGCCTCGGAAAGGGTGCGACGCTGAATTGTTGGAAACGATTCTTAAGATGCAGCCGGAGAGGATTGTTTATGTAAGCTGCGATTCCGCAACATTGGCAAGAGATCTGAAAATATTGTGCGAAGGGGCACAGGAAGACGAAAAAACAGCAGGGTATCAGATTGAGAAATGGAGAGCGGTTGATCAATTTCCGATGACGACACATGTGGAGACGGTCTGTTTGATGTCAAGAAAAGATAAATAAGGGCCAAAAAGTGGCGTATTTCCGGGCTTTTTGCGAGGTAAGTGCCATCAGAGCATCCTTGCGAAAAGCTCGGTTTTCTTATATGGAAACATATCTACTGTGTGAATTTGCCGAGGCTCGGAAAATGAGTGGTAGGGTTTAGGCTGTAGATTAGATGTCAGAGGTTGTGGCAGTGATATGGATAACAAGGCTGACCGCAGTTCAAGCCACTCGATACTAAGGGGCAAACTTGGCAGTGGAATAGATAACAGAGAAAAAATTTAGGAGGAAGATATATGGCATTCGATTTTAAGAAAGAATTCAAAGAGTTTTATATGCCCAAGAACAAACCAGCAATTGTAACTGTTCCAAAGGCTAATTATATTGCCGTGAGAGGCAAAGGAAATCCCAATGAGGAAGGCGGAGCATATCAGCAGGCAATTAGTGTATTATATGCTGTGGCATATACGCTGAAGATGAGTTATAAGACAGACTACAAGATAGAAGGTTTCTTCGAATATGTGGTTCCACCTTTAGAAGGATTCTGGTGGCAAGAAAATGTAGAAGGTGTCGATTATAGCAACAAGGATACATTTAATTGGATTTCAGTTATAAGACTACCGGATTTTGTTACTAAGGACGATTTCAATTGGGCTGTTGATACAGCAACAAAGAAGAAAAAACTAGATTGTTCTTCAGCTGAATTTCTTACTATTGATGAAGGCTTGTGCGTACAGATTATGCATATTGGCCCGTTTGATAATGAGCCAGAATCAGTTGCTATCATGGATGCCTATCTTGAAGAAAACGGATACGAAAATGATTTGTCAGATACAAGATTGCATCATGAGATTTATATGTCTGATGCACGAAAGGTAGCTCCAGAAAAATGGAAGACTGTAATTAGACATCCTATTACAAAGGCGGTGGAATGATTGAGTGAAACAAAGGCAAAATATCATCATCTGATTCCCAGAACATATTTTTCTGCATGGGAGCATGGTTCGGGAACATTGTATGTTCAATTTTGCGGAGAAGAAGAGGTTGTAGAGCGGAATAAAGATAGAATAGCGGGAGTTACAAATTACCATTCAATTATTGCCGGTATGCCAATTGTAACGGAGACAGATGCTCAGAAAATATTTGCGTCATTGAATGATTTTGAAGTTCGATACAGTGGGCAAATAATAACAGATGCTTTGGAACTTAATAGACTTTATTATGATTTTGCAAACTGGGAAATATTTAGGGCAGATGGAAGCCCTGTTAGTAAAAAAAGAATTAAAGCGCAGATTGAAGATGTGAAAATTCGTGATATAGAATCTTTATGGTCCTCAAAGTATGAAGATGCATGGGGGCAGATTAGAGATGAGCTGATTACAAAAGTAACCTCAGCTGCAACAGTTTGCATCCCAGCGTTTCAGAAAGAGTATTTAATGAAATTCTATACAGCGTTAGACTGGAGAAGTATAAAGTCTAATATCCAATTTAATGAAACTTGGGAATGGTTGTGTAACGAGGTACTTCAATTAAATCAAATTGAAATACCCGAAGAAGAAAGAGAATTACCAATGCTGGAAAATGCAGCAGAAGAAATGCGACATAATCTTCTCTTGAAATTTTATAGGCAATACTTAAATGATGACGGTGTAATTTATAAAAACGCTATGGCTAATTTAGCCCATACATCCTTTCATTTTCTTGTAGCAGATGGTCAAGAAACCTTTATTACAAGTGATAATCCTGTTTTTGTATTCAGGAGAAATGATGGTAAATTACAAGGAGTCCTCCCGATTTCACCTAGAGTTCTAATGGCTCAGGGAAAGAATACGGATTCAGATGACAAGTTTTATATAACACATATTACTGAAGATGCGGTGCGTCGATATAATGAAGAAATAAAGAAAAACGCTGTAGATTTTGTTGTAAAAGAAAACAAGTAGCAAAAGAACCCTCCCGGCCATCATGGTCGAGAGGGTTTCGTGCATCTATGGGACTTATGCATCAATATCGATACTAACACCGGATTTCAATTCGATGGTGAAATGGTCATCCCAAACGGTTATCTGCTTGACCCAGCGTCGCACCAGTGATTCATCGAATTCCGTCAGGTGTGCAGTTTGCTGGGCGATGAAATCCTGAAGGTCATTGATTCGTTTTATCTGCTCATCTCTTGCGGCAGTATCGACGGTGGTCTGCTGGCGGAGTTCTCGAAGCCGGAAAATCTCATCCGCGATTTCGTCATAGGCCTCTTTGCTGTTTGCTTTTTGCAGAAGCTCCTGCTGCAGAGCCATCAGCTTGGAGTCGATGTTGTCCAGAGAAGTAGCTTGCGATGCACGAATGACTGCTGCGATGTTTAGCTGGAGCTGAGCCTGATAGCCGCTTTTGTCACCGAGCATCTGATTGATGGCGGCAACCACAACATCCTGAAGAACCAACTCGTTTACCGTTCGAGCATGGCATTCTTGTCCGGTCGGCTCCAATCTGCTGATGCAGCGCCAGACGATAGATTTACAGCCACGGTTGTTCCAGTGGAGCCTGCGGAACATTTCTCCGCACTCGCCGCAGATAATCATCTGGGAGAAGCAGTGGTTGCAGCTGTAACTTCTCTTTTTGCCATTGGCGCTGGTTTTAACCACTCGCCTGCGTACCAGTTCTTCTTGTACCTGCAGGTAGATATCTTTTGGAATAATCGCTTCGTGGTTGCCTTCCACATAGTACTGAGGCACGATGCCATTATTTTTGACTCTGGTTTTATTGAGGAAGTCTGTGGTGTAGGTTTTTTGCAATAGGGCGTCACCGATATATTTTTCATTTCGGAGAATTTTGTTGATGGTACTGGTGTGCCATTTTGGCTTTCCGGCACCGGTGAGAATCCCGTCAGCCTCCAAACCGGCAGAAATCTTGTCCATGCTGAGACCCTCCAGATATTCGCGATAGATGCGCTTAACAATTTCTGCCTGTTCTGGGTCGATGACTAGATTTCCATCCGCATCCTTCGTATATCCGAGGAAGCGATTATGGTTGATTTGCACTTTCCCCTGCTGGTAACGATACTGTAATCCCAGCTTTACGTTCTGGCTTAAGGACTGTGATTCCTGCTGGGCCAGCGATGCCATAATGGTGATAAGCACCTCTCCCTTGGCATCCATTGTGTTGATGGACTCCTTTTCAAATTGAACCGGAATGTTCATATCCTTAAGCTGGCGGATATACTTTAGGCAGTCCAGTGTATTTCTGGCGAATCGGCTGATGGACTTGGTGATAATCATATCGATTTTACCGTCCTTGCAGTCATCAATCATACGGTTGAATTCCTCGCGCTTTTTCGTATTTGTACCGGAGATACCATCATCGGCATAGATTCCGGCAAATTCCCAGTCTGCATTTTTCTGAATAAATTCGGTATAGTGTTCTACCTGTGCTTCATAACTGGTAGCCTGCTCATCGCTGTCAGTACTGACACGGCAGTACGCTACGACTCGGAGCTTTGGTTTTTCATCTTCCTGCTTTCGCGCGGTGTTTCCAACCTGACGCCTTGCAGGAATCAGCATTACATTTCCCATTATTTCATCTCGCTTTCTATAAGGTTGTACAGATATTCTGCCTGCTTGATGGGATCATTATAGAAGGCAGTGACCTCGCCCACATGGAAAAAGGTCGGTATCTGTATTTGCCTCTTTTGTGTTTTCTTATTGTTGCGACCAAGGGCGGTAGCTCTGCGCTTACGTTCTTCCTGTGCCTTACGGTAGGTATCCTCATCAATGATTGCTGGGTAAAAGCTGTCTCCCAGATAGTGTTCATTTTCCATCAGGCGCTTGGCCGTGCCGTGGTAGGTTTTGATTCCAGCTTCTGCAGCGGCTTTGGATAAGGAAAGCCCATCCAGATAATTTTGATAAAGCTGTCGGATTTTGGCGGCAGCAGGTTCATCGACAACCGCAATGCCGTTCTCAATCCGATAGCCAAATGGTGTATGGCCCATTTAATCGCCCATCCTTTCTGTGAATGTAAGCCCACATTTTAGAATAAAACGGACTTCATTTCTGCTTTGGACTTCGATGTGGTCTGCAAATTCTTCAAATAGCTCCTCGCTGTATTCGGTGAGCATTTCGCTGTGGGAAACAAACTGGAGTAGCATAGCTGTTTCCGTTACCTTTGCCGCGTCGCCAGTCATCGAGGTCGTGATGGTTTCAATATCTGAGCGATAGGAATCTGCTTGCAGAAGAAGTGCGTTCATTTCCTGATTGTACAAAATCTGGTCAATATAACCCTGGGCCATTAGCTTGGTCAGGGTTTCACGCTGTTCGCTGTTTTGTTCCAGAAGGCGCTCCAAATGCTGGATGCGTTGGACAGCTTCCTCACCGGATGAATTTTCCAGTACCTTGAGGTAAGGCTTCAAGAGGAACTTGTGGCTGTAGATGAGTTTGTTCATCATGGTTATAAATGCGGCCTTCAATTCCTCATCGTAAATATACTTCATGGAGCAGGCGTTTTTATCGTCAATATGTGTGTTGCAGGTCCAAGCGACATACTTATAAGTAGCGCAGGAGTGAATCCTACGCTTGAAGGTATTCCCGCATTCGCTGCAGATGATTTTGCTGGAAAAAGCATAGCGCTGTTGGTATTACCTTTTTGAATCCCTTTTTCCAGAGCCCGCTGGTCGACGAGTGCATTTGCTGCCTCAAAATCCTCATGACTGATAATCGCTTCATGGTGGTTAGCCATCATGTACTGGTCCACTTCCCCGTGATTTTTATGCCGATTGAAATTATCATCGGTATAAGTTTTTTGAAAAATTACATCACCTGTGTATTTCTCATTTGCTAAAATGCCTCGAACACTGGAAGAGGTCCAGCGGCCATTCTTTTTCGAAGGAACAGCCTCAGCATTTAGTGCATCCGCGATTGTGTTGGTACCTTTACCAGAAAGAACATCGGAGAAGATTCGCTTCACGGTCTTTGCCTGCTCCGGGTTGACTGTGAGATTTGTTCCGTCCCAGTCGTAGCCGTAAGGAGCGTAGCTAAGCTTGAAGGTTCCGTTTTGGAATCTGCGCTTGATGGACCATTTGGCATTTTCTGAAATGGATGCAGATTCACCTTCCGCCATGCTGCTGAGAATAGCAAGAAACAGCTCACTTTCCATTGAACCGGTATTAATATTTTCCTTTTCAAAGAAAAGCGGAATATTCAGGCTCAGCAGCTTTCTTACCAGCTCCAAGCAATCTGTAGTGTTTCGAGAAAATCGGCTGATGGATTTTGTAATAACAAGATCTATCTTCTTTGCTTCACAGTCTGCAATGAGACGGAGCAGCTCCGGTCGCTTCTCTGTTTTGGTGCCGGTGATGCCTTCATCATAATAAAGACCGGCGAACTGCCAATCATCACGGGATGTAATGTAGCGTTCGTAGTGACTTTTCTGTACGTCCAGACTTTCCAGCTGGGCATCACTTCCAGTGGAAACCCTGCAGTAGGCCGCAATGCGCAGTTTCTGTTTTACAGTTTTCGCATTCTGCACACTTTCGATTTTTGTTACCTTCTTCACGGTAGTTCACCTCCCTTCGTTAGTGTCACATATTAGCTCTGAAAGCCTTATATATCAACGGATTTCTGGCATAATCTCCACCCAAAATGGAGAGAATGTCTCACGATTTTTCAGCGATAATTTGTTGAACTCTGACAAGGAAATAAGTCCAAGCTCCAGCATGTTTTGAGCCACTTTCTGCGCCTGAAAGAAGTTATAATCCTGCTCAATATCGGCCTGCTGGATAGGCTTCGGAGAAGCAGAAACCGGAATTGATGTTGTGATATTCTCTTGCATAATTGCCTCCAATCTGAGGAAGTTCCTCACTACTAAATGGAGGCGAGATAGCGGTTTGGCCGAAAAAAGATAAAAATATCTGCCTCCACTATCCAATGGAGAAGAGAGGCCTGTTTTGACGAAAAATATGAAAAAAGAGGGCCTGTAGGAGATAATTCCCACAGGCCCTGTGAAAAGGTGTGTCTTATAACTTCTTTGCAAAGTCCAGAGAAATCCATCCAGCTCCGGATTTGAGCTTGCCCCAAAGAGTAGCACCTGCTCCCTTGGACTCCTGAACAATGGTAAAGATGCCCTTGCCAGTGAACTGACCTGTTCTGTCGTAGTTGGTACCCGGACCCTTGCGGATATTCAGATTGGCGATGCTGACCTGAACCTTATAGGAAGTATCCTTGGAAGGAGTGGGTGACGGTGTGGATGCTGCCGGGTAGACAACATTTCCAGAGGCATCAAAAACCTTGTAGCCAGAATTCTCGTCTACCTTTTTCTTGGCATTGTCCAGTACCTTATAAGCGCCAATCTGACTCTTGGCATCAGACCAAGACTTGCGTACACGGTACATCTGAGTGGTAGGAGCAGTGCTGCCGCTACCAGAAGTAGTTCCAGAAAGCTCTGCGGTAACCTTCGCCGCCAAATCACCAAGCCTTGCATAGAGCCAGTTGCCTGGGCAGCTTTTATTTGCAAACCACCGATGCACCGTCAGCACCATTTCATCAGACTTTGGTGCGTAATTCAGTGTCTTGGTCTTGTCCCCAAGCCACAGGAGCTTTTTCTTACCGTTTCTCTTGCAGATGTCGGTGCAGAGCTTGACAAGAGAATCGTAGACGGCACTGTTCATCGCGTACGGCTCTGACATATCACTGGCACACTCGATGGTGACGGCACGCTGGTCGTTGGCATTGGACGAAGAACACCAGCTGCGGTTCTTCTCTTCCACGCAGAGAGAAATGCGACCGTCTTTGCCGATGCCATAGTTACAGGAGGCCTGACAAGAAGGACTGGTAAAGCATCCACAGATGCTCTCGCAAGAAAGCTGACCTACTACGCAGTGAGGTGTGATGCGGTCAATGGAATGAGTTCTCTGTCCAGAATGATTTGGACTCAGTTTGGTATACGCTACCATTTTGCTGTTTGTGTAAGCCATTTTATTTATCCTCGCTTTCTGCTC